GCGGAGGTTCTTGAGCAATTCAGGCAGCTGCTGTACTGCAATACCCAGACCACAGCACCTCTGATTGATGCCGGAACCCCCGATGAGCGTCGCGATTGCTTGCTGAACATGTGCTTTTGCACACGTATCGGCGCCAGCGACATGTCGGCGATGGTGCCGGCAGGTATCGTTCCGCCTGGCAGGACCCGCATCAGCGCGTTCTTCTACCGGGACAATGCGGCGAATGCAGCCCAGTTTGGCCAGGAGAATCCTGAGTCGTTCACCGACGCGAGGGCTTTCTTCACAGGCGTGAAGCCGGCCATGATCCGATTCGATGGCGAGAAGATGTTCTTGATGATCGGTATCGGTGCGGGCTCCCGCAATATGCTCAACACACCCGGCTACTTCACCGGTGGGTTGAGGTTCCCAGTCCAGATCGACTCCGCCACCCCGTCGGATGTCGACGTTTCCAGCCGTTCCGGTCTCACAGTTTGGGCAGCCCCCAGCTATGGACAGAGCGGCGGATCCAAAAGCTCGGGGGGTGCTTCCGCTCCCCCCAGTGACACCAGCAAGAACGAAGGACCAGCTAGCTAAGTTGATGGCTCTGGCTGCGCGAGGATCACAGATGAACGGATTTGCGGGGATTGATTGGCTTAGAGGGAAGGAAGACGGTGTACGTCGTTCTGAAATCTTTGCCGATTACATTCCCACATCCGAGAATGCGAGAATCGCGCGGCTGGAGCTGTTTACGTTGGCGAGGACGGAGAAGCACACCGAGGCCGAAGGTGACGACGACGCTTTTCCTCTTGAGTTGAGGAAGGATCAGCAGGGCAAGCTGGTTGTTGGTGAGGATGGGAAGGAGAGCCACAAAGGTGGGCGAATCAAATATCTGATTAGCTACTATCGGCACAATGACCTTGAAGGCACAAAATGGGATAAGCTTGGTATCTACTGGGCTACCGTTTTGCATTGCTGGATGTCGCTGTTGCCCGAGAGGGTCAGATGGTTTGGTGAGTGGTTGTTGGACGAGCTGGATGTCTACAATTTCCGAGCGGAGACTGCTCTGCTTCGGACGTTGAAGGATTTGTCCTCAAAGGTCAAGTTCTACGTTGATCCGGAAAGCGGTGTCTCGATGCTCTTCAGGGAGCTTGGAGTCACGTTCTGGACATGTTTTGTGAATCTGGAAGTGCTGGCTGATTTTCGAAGGGTGACTCCTGAGAATGTCGATGGTGTTCTAGAGGATGCGGAAACATGGTTGGGTGGTGGGGAGAAGAAGTTCCTCTCTCCGGACGAACAGTCTGGTGAATGGACTGAAGAAGCATTTTATGCTCAGCTGGAAGAGGCTATCAAAAAGATGCTTTTCGACGCACCACGAAAGGATGCTGTGAAGGATTTGTCACTCGAGGAATTCGCAGCTGACGCTAGTTACACTGCTGGCGCTGGTTCTACCACGATACCGAGCACAGTGCAGTTCACGGCGGATGGGACGACGAATCGCTTTGTCAAAAGCAAGGCGAC